GGCGATCGACTGTTCTGGGATGCGACCAACAAAGTCGTGAACAAGACCCCGACGTCGCAGCAATGCGTGGGCATCGCCGTCGCAGCCGCAGCCAATCCATCGGCCACGGTGTCGATGAAGCTCGGCTCGTACACGGCCGTTGCAGCCTGATTCTGGATCGCTTGACGCGCCATGGCAACCCGCTTCGCTGCACTTGAGGCTCGCGTGACTGACGCAGTTCGCGGTCACTTGAGCAATGCGGAAGCGACCATCGGCGCGAGCCCGGATCCAGTGTCAGTGATCTTCGACGACGCCTACGTCAGCGCCGGCGGCATGTTCGAGTCCACCGGGCCGCAGTGTCAGGGCAAGACTTCAGACCTGGCGGCAGCGTTGCAGGGCACGGCCATCACCATCAATGGAACTGCCTACGTCGTCACCGGCAACCAGCCAGACGGCACCGGCATGACGCTGCTGCAGCTGCGCGAGGCTTGAGCACCATGGCAGACCACGCACACCAGCGCATCCTTGAGGCCGTGCAAACCGTGCTCGTCGCGGCCAGTACGGCTGCGGCTTCGCGCGTGTACCTGGACCGGGTCGACGAGCTGCCGGCCGCAAACCTGCCGGCCATCGACATCCTGGGTGCCGACGACACGGGCGAAGACGCGATCGAGGAGATGACCATCGGGTTCCCTCCGAAGCTGCAGCACGCCTACAGCTTCCCGATTGCCTGCGTCTGCGCCCAGAAGACCGGTGCCGCCAAGGCTGCCCGCAACCTGGCCAAGCAGGTAGAGGTCGCATTGCTGGCGGCCACCAACACCATCGCCGTCGGCGGCGTCGCCATCGACATGGTGATGTCCGGGTCTTCCGAGATCAAAGACGGCGCCGGCGCCGTCCCCATGTTTTCCGTGCGCCAGTCGTGGCAGGCGCAGTACCGCACTCAAGGCGGCGCGCCCGACGCGCCGCTGTAACCCGTTTTTCATCAGGATCAACCATCATGACTATCAACGTATGGAGCAAGGTCGCGGTCGCAGTGCAGACCGCTCTGGCTGCGGCCAAGATCATTACCGGAATCTCCAAGACCAGCCCTGCGGTTGCTACCTCAGTGGCGCATGGGCACACCAACGGAAAAATTTTGTTGCTCAAGGTCAGCGGCATGATCGAGGTCAACCACATGGTGGTTCGCGTGGCTGGCGCCACAACCGACACCTACGAACTGGAGGGCGTTGACGCCACGTTGTTCAATACCTTCACTTCGGGTACGGCTGAGGAAGTTACGTTTGGTGCTGCAGCTGCCACCATCACCAACGTCAGCAGCTCGGGCGGCGAGGTCAAGGCCATCGACATCACCACCATTCACGACGACACCGATCGCGAGCAGCTGGGCAACAAGACCGCCATCAGCTACTCGTTTGACAACCTCTGGGACCCGGCGGATCCGGCGTTGATCGAACTGCGCAAGGCCGACCTGGTCAAGGGCGAGCGCGCTGTGCAGATCACCTTTGCGTCGGGTGCCAAGGTGTATTTCAACTGCTACCCGGCGGCCAGCCTAGCGCCCGGCGGCAGCAAAGGCGAGGCCGTTACCACGCAAACAAGTTTCAAGCTGCGCGGCCCGATCACGCCGTACGCGAGCTGATCGCCATGGCGGTCATCAAGCGCGGTCAGGTGCCGGCGCCCACCTTGCCAAAGGAAACTGTCGAGGTCGAAGCCCTCGGCGGCGATGTTGTGGTGCGCGGCCTGCTTCTCACCGAGCGGCTTGACCTGGAGGCCCGCATCGCCCAGCAGCGCCTGGCGGCGATCCAGGCCAAGGCGGACGGCAAGGTCAAGGATGACGGCCCCACCGCTGGCGACTTGGCGGTGCCCATGCTGTTGGCCCGCTGTGTGTTGGACGCCGACAGCCTGGAGCTGTGGAGCGAAGAACAATGGCAGGCCTTCGGGTGCCGCCACCAAGAGCAGGCGCTTCAGTTGTTCAACGTGGCCTGGCGTTTGTCTGGCTTCAAGCAGGACGACGCCGCAAAAAACTAGCGCGCCAGCCGGAGCTGCGATTCGCGCTGCGGTTGGCGCAACGAATGGGAGTGACAGTGGAGCAGCTCGGATCAATGATGTCGGCGCATGAGTTCAGCCAGCACTACCTGCTCGAGCAGGTAAAACCACTGCATCCGGTAGTTCTCTGGCGCGATCCTGATGCGTCTACCGATGCTGACACCGCGACAGCGGACATACAGCCGACCATCGACAACATCAAGGCCAGCGCTCGCGCGGCCGGAATGGCGGCCTGATGGCAGACGCACGCATACGCATAGGTGCGGTCGACGATGCCAGTCGAGTTCTGGCCAGCGTTACTGGAAAGCTCGACGGCGTCGGTTTGAGCGCAGGCCGTGTGACCGGCGTGCTCAAGACCTTGGGTGCGAGCATCAGTGCTGGTGCCGCTGTCTCGCTGTTTCGCGGCGTCAATGATGGTGTCGACGCATTCAATGACCTGAACGACGCCACCAAAGCCAGCATTGAGAATCTGAGCGCGCTGGAGGATATTGGCGACCGCACTGGCACCAGTTTTGACACGGTTGGTGCTGCGTTGATCAGGTTCAACCAGGCGCTGAAGGATGCCAAGCCGGGTAGCGAGGCCGAGGAGTCATTCAAGCGGCTGGGCCTGTCGGTGGAGGCGCTCAAGAAGCTGGACCCGGCTGAAGCATTGCGCCAGACATCGGTGGCGCTGGCTGGCTTTGCCGATGAAGGCGAAAAGGCCCGCCTGGTGCAGGAGCTGTTCGGCCGCTCGGTTCGCGAGGTCGCTCCGTTCCTCAAGAATCTGGCCGAGGCAGGGACGCTGGTTGCCAAGGTCACCACCGAGCAGGCCGCGGCGGCCGAGTTGTTCAACCGCGAGCTGTTGGCGCTGGACAAGAATGCGAAGGATGCCGGCCGGGCACTGGTGTCGGACCTGGTCACGGGCATCAACGCTGCTGCCAAGGCCTACCGTGAGAGCGGATTGTCCGCAGGGCTTGCCACGTTGTTCGGCGGCAATGACCAGTTCCGCAACGACAAGCTGCTGACGGAGCAGACAGAGGAGTTGCTGCAGCTCGAAAGCAGCATCGAGAAACTGCGCAACAACCCGCGGGCCTCCGAAATGCTGCGGCTCAAGGAGGAGCGACTCAAGGCCTTGCGCGAGGAAATCAAGCTCACCCCGACGTCCAGGACTCAGCTGGCCCAAGAGAGCGCGCCACCTGCTGACTCGGAAAAGAAAAGTCTACCGCCGGCACGCACCAAGCCCAAGACCACAACGGACAAGGCGGTGGTCGACGCGATCAGTGACCTCGACAGATATTCGCAGAGCCTGCAATCAGCTATTGAGCGGGAGCAAGACCTCACCGAGGTGGAGCGCGCCAGGCTGCGCATTGCCGAGTCTGGCGGCAAGGGGTTCAGCGAGTTCAAGCGCCAGTATGTGCTCGGCCTTGCTGAACAGCTCGACGCACTCAAGAACACGGCCAAGGAAGAAAAGGCCCTGGCCGAGATCCGCGTGCGCGCCGAGGGGCTCAGCGCGCAGCGGCTGGGCAGTTTGATCGCCGAGAACGACGCCATCGTCGCCAGCAACGCCACGTTGCGAAATCAGCTCGACGAACTGGGCCTCACCACCGAGGAGCTGGGCCGGCTGCGCCTGGCCCGGCTTGACAACGCCCTAGCTGCAGACCGTGAGCGGCTTGTAACCGCCCAGAACATCGAAGGTAATGAGGAGGAGATCCAGCAGATCGAGCGGCGCATCCGACTCAAGGAGACCGAGCGCGGGTTGGTCAGCACGAACATCATCAAGCAAACCGAGATCTCCGAGCGCGATGAAGCCAAGAAGCGCACCGACCGGCTGGCGGACAGCATCGAGCAAGGCATCCTCACCGGCTTTCGGGATGGTGGAAAGGCGGCCGACATATTCCTTGACGAGTTGAAGGCGCAGTTTGCCAAGACCGTGCTGCGGCCGGCGATTCAGCCGCTGGCCGAGGCTGGCAACAAGCTCATCACCAACGGCCTGGGGTCGCTGTTCAGCTCTCTGGGCCTTCCGAGCTTTGACGGCGGCGGCAACACCGGCTCCGGTTCACGCTCTGGCGGTGTTGACGGCAAGGGTGGGTTCCTCGGCATCCTGCATCCGAACGAGGATGTGGTCGATCGAACGAAGGGGCAACCGGCGGGCAGATCCGTCGTCATCAACATCAATCAGACCGTCGGTGACGTGGTTACCCAGCAGGCACTGCAGCGCAATAACGCGCAGTTGGTCCAGACGATCAATGCAGGCATGCGCCGGTCCATGGAATACGGCGGTGACTACGCATGAGCCTGCTCACCTTGCCGACTGCGTTTGTGCCACGCACTTGCCAGCTCGAGCCCGTCACCAACCAGCGCCTGGCCGCTTCGCCATTCGCCGGCAGTGAGCAGGTCACCGATCTGCTGAACGACTACTGGCGCATGACGGTGTCGCTGCCGGACAGCCCGCAAGCCTGGGGTGCCTGGCGCGAGGCCTTCATCGCCTCGTTCCGTGGCCAGGTCAACTGGGTGGCGCTGCACCACTTTGTGCGGCCGCAGCCGGTGGGCACCATGCGCGGTACGCCCACACTCAGCGCAGACCACGCCCAGGGTGCCGCAGCCCTGGCCATCACCGGCGGCACCGCTGGCGGCACGCTGCTGGCCGGCGACATGCTGGGCGTGGGTGGTCTGCTGTTCATGGTGCAGTCCGATGTCACGCTTGACGGATCCGGTGCCGGCTCAGTGCCCATCGTCAACCGCCTGCGCGTGGCCCAGTCCAGCGGCGCCCTTGTCACTTGGGACAGGCCCACGGCGCTGTTCCGCCTGATGTCCAGCTCCGGCGTGCCCTACATGCCAGGCATGGCCGGCGGGCCATCGTTCGAGTTCAAGGAAAAGATATGAGGGCTCTCAGCTCTGACGTGACGGCTTTGCTCACCAGCGGCCACGTGGTGCTGGTCCAGATGGTGCTGTTTGAGTTTCCTGGCGGAGACGTGGCGCTCAATGCCAGCACCTGGGACCTAGGCTGGGGTGGCATCACCTACAAGGGCGCATATGGCCTGGGCGCGGTCAGCCCTGTCAACGACAGGCCCGGTGAAATCCAGGGCATCACCCTCGCACTGATCAGCTCAGACAGCACCAGCATCGCCCTGGCATTGGATGACGCGGACGCAGTGCAGGGCACGCCCGTCACTATCCGCAGCGCGTTGCTGGACTCCGAAACTTACCGGATCTGGGATGCGCCCATTGACTGGGTCGGTGAATGCGATCGCATGAGCATTTCCGAAGACGGTGAGACTTGCAACATCAGCGTGAGTGCCGAGTCATCAGCGGTGCAGCTGCTGCGTGGCAACGCCAGCACGTACACAGACGCCGACCAGCAAGCCTTGTATCCCGGAGACCGGGCGTTCGAGTACGTTGTCGACCAGGCCGACAAGCGCGACGTCTGGCCCAGCCGCGAGTGGTTCTACAAATGACCCGACCCGTTGAGCACAAGACCAACTGGCGCGTTTACCTGGACGCGCTTTTGTTTACCCGCCTGCAGACCCCTTTTAACTGGGGCACGAACGACTGTGCGCTGTTCGCCGCTGACGCTGTGCGCGATACCACTGGCGAGGATCTGGCTGCAAATTTGCGCGGCTATACCACCGCTCGTCAGGCGTTGCGCATCATTAGCGCGCACGGTGGTTTGCAGGCCATTGCCACGCGAGCCTTGGGTGAGCCCCTCCCACCGACCTATGCCTGCACAGGCGATGTGGCGCTCGTTCCTGCCAGCAATGCGGGCAAGCGTCTGGCCTTGGCTGTTTGCGTGAGTGCGGAAAGAGCCGCCTCGCCGGGCGCGGCAGGCCTTCAGTTCGTGCCGATGCGTCATGCCCACTGTGTGTGGAGGGTCGGCTGATGCCTGCGCTTGCTACATGGGCTGTTGCGTCCTTGGGTGCCTCCATCGGCGGCCTGACGGGGGCATTCCTGGTCATGAATGCCGGCATCATTGCCAGCGGAGCATTGCTGCTCGGCGGCTTGGCCTACTCGGCATCGCAGCGCACGAAGGCAAAACGCGACGCGCGAAATGCGTTCAACGCAGCCCAGGTTGATCGTTTCGCAAACGTGGTCAGCACCATCACCGCGCGTGATCTCGTGCTCGGCCGTATGCGCAAGGGTGGGGCGGTCATGCTCAAGGGTTCGACCGGTCCCAACAAATCCACCTATGTCCTTTGCCTTGCGCTGGCCGGCCACGAGATCGATGGCGTCGAGCAGATCTACTTCAACGATGAACCGGTGACGCTCGACGGCGCCGGCAACGTCACCAGCGCGCCATATGCCAT